GTAACGCGATTGGGTCTGCCAGGGTGTCTGCCGTAGACTCTCGGGCGCCGGGTTCGCCCGGCGCGCCACCCTAGCTCAGTCGGTAGAGCAATTCACTCGTAATGAATAGGTCAGGGGTTCGATTCCCCTGGGTGGCTCTGGGTCTGGCTGGGAGTCGTCCTTGCCGTCGATCAGCCATCGCGGCGAAACGCCGCACATCACCGCGATTTCGTTGAGCACGAACTTCTTGGGTGGGGCACCAGCATCACGGCACCATCTTGACGCCGTACCACGGCTTATCTCGAACTTCTCGACCAAATCGCCGTGCTTGAGCCCGCCATGATCTAGCGCCATCTGAATGCGCCACCCGAGTGTCAGCGGTGGTATGGCGCCGCTGACGTGTGCCTGCTCCGTCATGCCTGAAACCTCCTGTTGTGGCATGACAAACAGTATTGGCGCATGACTGACATTCGTCAAGGTGAATCGATACCGCAGGACATGCATGTGTCGAACAGTTGACAATTACAGCCATGTAAGTCAAATTGGTGCAATGCATCAAAACGGCGTAGTTGACGAACTGATTACCAGCACGTGTGCTGGCCAGATTCTCAAGAAGTCCGGTCGAACCGTGGTTCGTCACGCCGAGGCTGGGCGCATCCCGATTGCGGCCAGGCTGCCTGGCCCCAACGGGGCATATCTATTCAGCCGTCACGTGATTGAAGAGTTGGCACGCAACCTGGCCGTCGCTTCGTGACCGTTCGGATGCGATCAACCCGGCTGCGTGATGGGCTCGTTGCCCTCGCAGCTGGGGTTCTGTGCTGCCTTGATGAGTTGGAGAAGGCCGTTCATGAGCTAGGCGCGGACTGTCGCGTCGGTGCCCAGGTCCTCACCGAACTCCTCGTAGATCTTCTTACCCCTTGGCCTTCGCAAGACGCCGCCGATCAAGCCAGTGAGGGCCACCAAGACTGATCCGCCCGCAAGACAACTGAATACGGAAATACCCCAGCGGCCGGGCTCAATTTCCCGCCAAGAAAATCCACACCCGGACCGCTGGGGCCACTGCAACCAGGATAGGAGAACCTGGCATGTCCCACCGTATCCCCGATAGATACCAGCGTGTCGGCGGCATCCGCACGGCCATCATGCGACACGCATTCTGGACGGTCGCCGCGCTAGCCCTTGTCTACGCGCTGGTGATGCTATCCGAGCACCAGTACCCGCAATTTGTCATCTGCATGGCACTCATGGTGGCCGCGTCCTGCATCGATCTACGGGTGCACCGTCGTGGCCGGTACCGCGATCGCGCCGGGGTGCTGCTGCTAGTCGCCGTAATGGCCATCGTTGTCACTGGCGTGTTCGCGCAGGTGGGGGTGAACGCATGAGCTTCACATTCGATCCCGCGCCCGAATTCGACTCTGCCATGGCTGCATTCGATAAGGCAGAGCAGGCGTGCGCCCTGACAGCTGGCGATGTGACCTTGCGTGCTGACATCGCCGAACTGCTCGAAGTGCTGCCGATGCGCGAGCGACGGCGAGCGTGGGTCCAAGCTGCCGAGGACTCCGGTACTGACCCGCGAAACGGCTGGTACCTGTTCGCCGGGGCGATCAGCGAGGCCGCGTTAACGGACTTCTTCACTGATCGGGACGCACGGCATTCGGCCAGCGCCGTCCTCATGGAGGCGGTCTAATGCAGAAGCCCACCAAGGCATTTGCCGACATGGTGCTTGAACTCGCGGACAAGCTAGAGGCAGTCCTTAACGAGGTGTACCCGGACGGTCAGCTTATCCCTGTGTTCGTCAGCCCCGAATCGCTGCGCGCGTCGGCGCGAGACCTCACGCGGAATGCCGAGGATACTCCGCGTTCGGCCGAACCATCCTTAGCGCCAGGACGTTTCGCGCCCCTGTATCCAGTCACCTTGTATCAGGCCGGGTGCACCTCGTGCGGCGCTGTCGTTGATGACTACGGCGACTACTCCTGCCTTGAGGACGACGAAGCAGTGGGATACGTCTGCGACCGCCTAGGATGGTTCGAGACGACACGGCGCGAGCCCACGCCGACACCTGAGAGGCCCAATCTCGTTACGGTGCATACGGTCGAGCTGCTGTGCCCGGACTGTCAGCGCTGCGAGGTCTGCGGCGCCTGCAATCCTGCTGAGATTGACGAACATCTGGTGTGCGTCGAGCACGAAGACCATGACTTTAGTTATGCGCCAATAGATGTGGCTGAGGTGGGCGCGTGACCGGCGACCAGCCGGTCGGTGAGTATCCCCCGATCGGCAGGTTCGATCTGGTTCCGATGGAGCTGCGTGTGCGAGCCGTGGTGGCCGTGCAAATGACGTGCGAAATGCTTGCCCGATTCATCGGCGTTGATCTATTTCCCGATTTCACAGAGGATTTCGCGGCGCTTCTGCACGTGCCCGTGACCCCTAACAACTAGCAGGGAGACCCTTTCATGTCACGTTCAGAAGACCCTTTCATCCTGGGGTTGCAAGCCGGTGCCAGCGCGACCGGCGAAATACACTCCTTTACAACCGAATCCATCGAGATACGCGGAACCTTCACCCTCGGCCAAGGGCTCGTATTACGCCCCGGCGCCAAGGTTTACATCCTTGCGGATCGCGACGCGGTGGATGTTATCAACGGATTCATTGCCGCCGCAGAGGAGGCTGCCGAAGAGGCTGCCGCCGAGGATGCGGTACGTGCCGCCGTCGATTCGTTCGCCGACGGGGCAATTGAGGCTGTGAAAGACGCTGTAAGCCAGATAGATCCCTCGTTGTCCGACAGCGCGCAGAAGGTCGCCGACGCGCTGATCGCAGCCATTGAGAAGGCTAAGCGGGGCGACGAATGAAATTCGCGATGGATACCGATCTGCTCGCTGAAACCATCACGGCGGCAATCAGTTCCCTACCGGCGCGGCCAACGTCCCCGGTCCTGGGTGGGGTGTTGGTTGAGGTCGGTATCGGCTCGGTCACGATGTCGAGCTTCAACTACGAGCGCGCCACTAAGCGCACCGCCGCCGCGATGGACGTTACCGAGCCTGACACAGCCGTGGTGTCAGGAAAACTGCTGGCCGCGATCGGCGGCAACCTGCCCCGCAGCAAGGACGCCACCGTTGACGTGAGCGGGCAGGAAATGGTTATCACGGCGGGCCGCACCGCGTTTCGGCTACCGCTGCTGCATGGCGAGGACTTCCCCGAACTGCCGATCATGAAGCCCCGAGAGGATGCCATCGGCACGGTTGATGGCGACACGTTCGCCGAGGCCGTACAGGTCATCGGCGCCTTGGCCTCCACCGAAGAGCAACCCGCCAAGCTGACCGGAATCAATCTCACCTTCAGCTCAGATGGGTTGTGGCTGTGCGCCACTGACCGATACATCGTGGGTAGGCGCCGTCTGGACTGGAACGGCAGCGTCCAGACCCAGACCCTCGTACCGGCTGCCGACCTGCTGGCCACGATCAAGGCCGCAGCCGGTTCCGCACCGGAGAACATCGAAATCCTGTTGCGTGGCAGCTCAATGTTCGGCCTGCGCACCCCATCAACCACAGTCATGACCCGTTGCCTTGCTGAGGAATTCCCCGCCATGGAAACGGTGCTGACCCCGGCTGTCTATGCGGCCACGTCCACGGTGGCCACCGCCGAACTCGCGGACATGCTGCGCCGGGCCTCGTCCATCGCTGACGACGGCAACGCCCAAATCGATATCGAGGTTGACGCTGGGGGCCTGGCGGTCACCACCACCAAGAGCGCCACCGGCAAGGTCAACGACAGCATCGCCGCTGTGCACCAGGGCGATTACCGCCGCGTCGCGTTGTCGGCTCGGCGCCTCAATAGCGCCTTGTCGGTGGTCGATGACCACGAGGTCACCTTGGGATTCCGCGAGACCGGCCAGCTGGTGAGCATCCATCCCGGCGCGCTGGAACGCACCGACGACCCCGTTGACCTACTGGCGTGCAACAACTTTGCACTGCTTATCGGAATCCGCGGGACGTAACGCCGATGCCCGCAACCCCGCACAGCGCCCGTGTCTTCATCGTGGTTGACCCGGTGCAGGACTACGAAGAGTCGTTGCAGATCCTCGGCGTCTTCGGATCGCTCAAGGCAGCGCAGGTCTCGGCACCGCGACTGATGAAAGTCGCATGGCGGTACGAGCCGTATCGCACTGTCGAGGTTCAGGAATGGCGCGGCGACACCCTCGTAAACACCTGGACCTATCACCCCGATCGCGGCTGGCAGTTCACCGCATGACCAACACCGAAATGGAGGCAGCAGCAGCATGACCGTAACCTCAGGCCCATTCTTCAACGTGGTTGACGAAGACGGTAGGCACCGCCGCGAGCTACGCGAGCGGGCACTGTATTCAGCCACACTCCTGCACTGCGAGACCGGCGACACCATGGCCATCCTCGACCGCGAGGCGGCCGTCAAGGACGTGCTGGCCACCGCCCAGCAGTTCTATGACTGGATCGCCCAGGAGGCCAGGTGATCACCCACAGTGGCGGCGCTACCCGCTTCTTCTGGTCCTGGCTCATCGGCTCGGCCGCGTTCTCCATCCTCGGCGTGGTCACGCACGCGGTGCTCGGCAATGCACGCTCATCGCTGATCGCCTCGGTGCTCGCGGTCGGCATCGTGGTAATCCAGCTGTGCGCCACCTACGGCGTGCACGCCTTGGTTCAGGAACGCATCACCGGCGCCGCATACCGCTGGGCGCTCGCGATCGCCGTTGCACTCGCGCTCGGCGCGTTCGTGCTCAACTTTGTTGCTCTGCAAGACCTGGTGATCACCTGGACAGGTACCGCGCCTGCGATCGCCTGGATTGTGCCCCTGATCATCGATCTGGGCATGACGGCGAGCACCCTGGCGATACTGGCGCTCACCGAAGCTCAACGCACCGAGCAGCTGCACACGCCCGCGCACCCTGACGCACAACCGGCGCCGTCCGTTCATGTCGAGGTGCACAACACCGTGCACGCCGACGCGCACGCCGCGCAGGACGGCGCACACGCTGCGCACGGCGATGCGCACCTAGTCGCCGCGCAACGCATCATCGCGCAAGGGGCGGTGCGTATCGAGGCGGAACGGATCGCGGCGGTGCTGGCCGTGCGCGCCCAGGGCGTCAACTCCGCGAGCATCATCGGACGGCGAACCAACGTCCACCACAAGACCGTGCGCCGCATCTTGGACGCAGCATGACGGGGCAGCTGGAGCTACTGGCCCGGTGCGCACTGCCGGGCTGCCCTGACGTTGTGACAGCGGCGGGCGACGTGTGCGCGGGCTGCGTCCAAGCATGCGGGCCGTACCTGGCGCGCCGCGAGCCCCGGCCCGAGGTAACGCCCGAGCAGATCGCCGACGAGCTAGCCGAGCGTGACCGGGGAACCATCGCGGCCTACGCGGCCCAAGCCGCCGTGGTTGCCGACGTAGACCCCGCCGTTGAGTGGTTGGCCAAACGGCGCGTTGAGAAGCACGTCACGGTCCACCCGGAAGTGCTCAAGGTGATCGAGGCTGTGGAGGTCCGCAAGTCCAACCAGCTGTGCTGGCTGTGCGAGGAACGCCGGGCATGCACCCACATTGATGGTCGCTGGGAGTGCGACAAATGCCGGGGCATCCAATGACAACGGCCAGAGGCGGTGTCAACGATGGCGCCTAACGCCCCTACGGGCTTGGTGCGGCGCATGTTCGCGCTCTTTCATCTGGGCGGCGTGCAGCAGAAGCGAGCCGATCGGCTGGCCGTCGCGTCATACGTCACCTGGCGCCGTATCCGCACGACCGATGACCTCACCGAGGCCGATATCAAGGCCGTCGTCGCGACGTTGGAGTACTGGCGTTTGGCCGGCCAAATCGAGTACCGGTGCCGCCGCATCGCCGAATCAATGCAGGAGGTGTCGGCGTAGATGCTCACGTTCGAGGATCGCCGGAAGTGGACCCGGCTGGTATTGCGGATGCCAAGCGCCGAGCTGTCGGCGTCGTGCAAGACGGTCCTGCTGGCGCTGGAAAGCTACGCGGACTACCGCGACGGCACCGGGGCACACCCCGGCGAGGAGAACCTATCCAAGGCCGCTGACGTGAACGTGCGCACCGTACGGCGGGCGCTAGCGACTGGCCGGTCTCTGGGGCTGATCGAACAGACCTCGGCAGCAAACTCCAAGGCGGGGAAGGCAGCCGAATACAGCCTGACCCTGCCGGGCGGCGCAGCCGTTACGACCGGACACCGGTGTCCTGTGGACAACTCCACGACCGGACACCCCAGTCCTGTGGACAACTCCACGACCGGACACCCCAGTCCTGTCGAAACAGTCCACGACCGGACAAATGCGACGCCACGACCGGACACTGGTGTCCTCCCACCTAAGCCCTACACCAATAACCTAGGGGTGTTACGTAACTCGGGTACCTCACCAGCGCCGCGCATCACCGAGGACACACACCCTGAGCCTCCCTCGCGGTTCTGTGATGAGCACCCGATGGGAACCCGGGGCAACTGCGGCAATTGCGCAAACGCGCGAACTGCCTTCAATGCCTGGCAAGCCCACCAAGCCGTCCGCGATGTCGAAATCGCCCAGGCCGATACCCGGCGGCGACACGAGCAGCGCGTCAACTGCCCGTGGTGCCACGGCACCAACGTCCGCGACATCGGGGACGACCTCGTGGAGAAGTGCGACCACCAGAGCCCGCCACAGGCCCGTAGAACCCTCTCGCTGGTGCCACCACTGCCGGGCGGGCCTGAAAACGTCAGGGCGGCGCAATGAGCGCCCATTCCGGCCGCACCGAGGCCGACGGCACCGACGTCTTCGTGCGTGGCCCTGGTAGGCGGCGGCGCAGCGCACCGGGGCCGGTCTACGACGCCTACGCCGTGGCAGGAGCCATCAACCGGCCATGCCCACGGTGCGGAGCCAGACCGCACCAGTACTGCCACGCCCCAGACGATCCCGGCCGCGAAAGCAAAGGCCCATGCATGCAACGACTCTCAGAGAGGCAAGAGAGCTGATGACGACCGAATGCCGCAACAAAGCCTGCAAGCGGGCCTCGCAGCTGTACCTGTGCAACGACTGCACCACCGTCCTGCGCAACATGCTCGACCAGGTACCCGAACTGCTGGCCGAACTCGACGCCCGCATTCAGAAACTCGACCGCGTACCGCACGGCACCATCGGGCGCACCCGAGGCCCCTCGGACCTGAACGTCATGGATTTTGATGCCGCCGAGACCGCCCGCGAAACCCGGAAGATGCTGCGCCGCTGGGTCGAAACTGTCGCCTCCCAGCACACCGGACGGCGCCCACCCGGCCTAGACACCGTGGAAACCCGCATGTTCGCCCGCTGGCTACAGGTCAACGTCGAGGCCATCGCACGCCTGGACATCGCCGGAAAGATCTACGACGACATCAAGGAACTCATCGGTTCCGGCGACAAAGGCGGCACCCTCGTACGGGCCATCGATCGCCGCGAACGGCACTTCGCCGGATCATGCCCAACCGTCACAGGATGGGACGCCAACGGGCGCGTCATCGAATGCGGAGAAATCCTCTACGACGAATACGGCAGCAGGACAATCGATTGCCCAACCTGCGGCCAGGAAATCGACGTAAAACGCAACCAGGTACGGGCGCTGGCCAGCCGCGACCTCATGCCCGCAGACACGCTGCTGGACGCGCTGGCCAACGCCGGAGAATCAGTGCAGGCCGACCAAATCGAGCGCTGGATAGCCATCAAACGACTACGCCCACGCGGCTACATGCACCAAGGAAAGTTCGTCAAAACCCGTGTACAAGAGGCCGATAACGCCCTGTACAGCTTCGAGACCGCACGCAGACTGCTACGAAAAGACAACCGCCACAACACACGTCAGAAAGTCAACCGATGAACAAGGGAGAGGACATGACCACCACTACCGACGAACAGGGCCAGCCCCGCATCGAACCGCCCCAGTGCAGCGAGTGTGGCCGCAGCCGCACATTACGAGATGCATACGACTACAACCCGATTCAGGTCGTAACCGGTCAGCGCCTCGGCTGGTATTCAGCCGAGGATGGCGAGATATGCCCCGAATGCATGGCCGAGCTGATCGGAAGGGCGAACCGATGAAAGACGGAGTATCTACAGGACTTGCGGTTGTGGCGCTCATGCTGGCCGCGTGCTCGCCGGAACTGATAGAGCGTGGGATCGTAACCGGCGGCGAGCATCACAAGCAATGGCTCGAAATGCTGCCAATTACAACATGTTCTGGAAACCCGCCCGTATGCACCACAAGCTACGTCCCGATCAATCACCCCGAGACGTGGACCCTCAAGCTGGATGATGGCAGCCGCAAGGGCCAACGCGATGTCACAGAGGAAGGCTACAAGCGCTGCCTCATCGGCCAGACGTGGCCGGATTGCGAGACCGCGAAATGACCACGCGCGAGAGCTGGCTCCGCTTCGCCGTGACCCGTGCTGCATTAGGCGAGCGAGTCGTATATGTCTGCGCGAGACATGATTCCACACGTGATGCCTTTCAGTTCGCCGAGAAGCTCGCCAAACGACACTTCGCCCAATGGGTAGACCGAATCTACTGCGCCCGAGGCGAGCAACAGATTCGGTTCACCTCCGGCGGCGTGGTCATGTTCTCAAATCCGCAGAGCCCCAATTACCGGGGCGCGTCCTCGGACGTACTCATCCTGGAATATGGCGCCGAGACGACAGGAACGGCTACCAACCTGCTCGGCGCCAAGGCTGTACACCGCGCCACCGATACTGTCCCCGAAACCGACAGCGAGGCAGCAACGGAATGAGTAGCACGCCTGTCGCGCTTCACTGGGTCGCACCCGGATCGCCCCGGCAAGTTCAGGAGGCGCCGTATCAAGGCGGTAGATACCAGATCTACCCATGGAGGGGCGGGTGGACATTCAACCGCTCAGACCATCCCCTGTTGCCGAAGTTCGACGGCTGGGCAACCGCCGAGTGTGAAGCAATGATGTTGTGTCAGAACGACTACCAGAAAGTCGCACGACTCATAGCCTGGGTTGAGTACATCCTGACCAATGACCCGCCGTCGCCCTGAATTGCGCACGCTAGCCTGATAGCTGGTTCTGTAGCTCAAGAGGTGAGAGCAGGTGAACAAGTCCCCGGTGGAAACGTACGACACAAGTTCCGGGTGGAAACCAAGATGCGGGATCATGGCCCGCCAGAACCCCTATGTCGGACCCTGGGAGTAGAACCGGCCAATGGACGCACGTAAGGCCATCCGCGAGGTCATCGAGAGCATCCCGAACCTGTTCGGCGTAACCCGGAAGAAGACTATCGGCGCCGAGGGCGAGACCGAGACCATCGTCTACACGCAGGGCCAAGTCGCTGACTTGATCGCCTCGATACTGCCCGACAGCCTAAAGGTCAAGGGTCACACGGTGATCGGGCCTCTGCCCGGTATCGAGTCAGTGCCCGATCAGCCTCGGCGGCGGTATGTTCGTGTGCCAATCACCTCGCAGCCGTGGTCTGACGGCGCGGTGCGTATCAGCCCGCACGGTGACGAGTTGGTCATCCGTAACGTGCCGGACCGGCTGCACATGCAGGACGTGCCCGCGCTGGCCGCTGCGCTCATGGCCGCCCACTCGACATGGCGACCGACGCGCCGATAGGCCCGTGGGCAACCTGCATGTTTGGCGGAAAACACGCCGCCCGAAATCCGGTACGCGGAAATGTCCATTCTGACCTGCTACTATTCCGTTTCGAGTCGCCACCCTCATGCCCGAACCCCTTCGGAGCTGGGGGTTTGTTCATTTCCAGCTAACGTCAGTGGAGGTGAGATGACGACTGTTCGACGCAACACCACCACCCGCGACAAGCACCGGCGCATCATCAGACTCGGGCTGGCGCCAAGTCCGTTCGGGCGGCACCCGGCCTGCTATCACTGCGGCGAGGACATCGATTACGACGCCCACCACCGCGACCCGCGCAGCTTCACCATCGATCACCTCAAGGCGTTGGCCAAAGGCGGAACCGACACCCTCGACAACATCGTGCCCGCGCACTGGGATTGCAACCGCAACAAGTCCGACAAAGACCTTGACGAGCTGCTGCCCGGTGGCGTCACGTTCGTGACCGAACGCTGCTGGTGGTAGGGCGATGGACGAACGACGCGCCGCTGCATATCAGAGGCTCGATGAAGTGGTTCGCGAACTGACCGCGATCACCGAAGACGAAAGCGACGACGGCCAGCCCCGATACACGGCCACCGATTACGTGCTCATCGTTGGTGCGCAGACAATCGACAACGACGGCGATCGCGTCGGATACGTCACCGTCTATCCGCAAGGTGGTTCGCAACCGTCGTACATCACCACAGGTCTTGTCGCCCAGGCCCAAGGATTCCTCGCGGCCTCGCCCGCTGACTGATCGAACGCTGGACCGACCCCCTGGGGGACTGGACCCGAGGGGTCTGGCGCCCGCCCCTCATGGCTTAGGCAACCGCCCCCCCCTGGCCGATTTTGTTTCGGGGTCGGTGGCCCCTGTGAAATCTCGTTTTTTGTTGACCACAAGGGCGATTCGCCGAGGGTGAAACCGGCTGACCCGTATTTCGCTTCGGCACAGGCGATCTGAGAGCCCGAAAAGGAGGCCGTCATGCAACTTACGCCCGTCGATTCCGCATCAGGCGGCGCACCGCTGCCCGCTGGACTGACCGAGGATGGTTCAGGCCAATCGCTGTGGCGCTCCATCGTGGACGACTACACGCTACGGCCCGATGAGCTGCGGCTGTTGGCCGATGCGTGCGAGCTGGCCGACCGTATCGACTACCGCAAGCAGCGGGCCGATGAGCTGCACCGCGAGGTGGGCGAGAACCTGCTTATCCGTGGTTCGACTCGCCAGCTTGTCAGGAACCCGCTGATTGATGAGGCCCGCCAGGAGTTGGCCGAGCAGCGCAAGGACCGTATCGCGCTCAACGATCTACTGGCCCGGCTCAAGCTGCCCGATCTGGACCCCGACCGCGACGGCGACGACCAGGGCCGTGACGGCGCCAGCTCCGGTGCGAAGCGATCGGCCTCGGCGTAATGGCGACGCGGCGCCACTCACGCCGCCCTGCCGGGGCGAGTCATATCCGCGTGGTCAGTGACGACGAGCGCGCACCCGCCCCGGCACAGGCCGACCCCGAGCCGTCCCCGAGCGATAGCGCGGCGCAATCGCCCGAGGCCGCGACGGCACCTGCTGACGGTCAGATGTCGCTGGCCGATGCGGTCGCCGGTGGCGACTATCAGCAGATTTTGCAGGCCCAGGCGCGGGACATCATTCGGGACCTGGCGGCTGCGACCGGGGCGTCTAAGGCCGCGCTACACGGGCGCTTGATGACCATCTCCAAGGAAATCGAGAGCCTGAAAGCGGCGCCGGGCGGCGAAAAGTCCGTAGTGGCAACCACCGACGATGAGCCCTGGGACAGCACGGCTCTCTGAGGTCGCACGGCACGTCATCGCCCCGGCCGGGATCGTTTCGACCGGCTGGCCAGCGGTGCGCGACACCTGCAACCGGCTCGGTTGGGAGTTCGACGGCTGGCAGGACGGCGCGGGCCGCCTAATCCTCGGCAAGCGGGCCGATGGCCTGTACGCCGCCGACACGATCGTGTTGTCCATCCCGCGCCAGGTCGGCAAAACCTACCTGGTGGCGTGCATCATCTTCGCGCTATGCCTGATTCACCCCGGCTTGACGGTGATCTGGACAGCACACCGAAAGACCACTGCCGCAGAGACTTTCGAATCGTTCGCCGGGATGGCGGCACGCCCCAAGGTCGATCCACACATCGAGGCGGTCCACCGCGCACGCGGCGATGAGAAGATCATGTTCACCAACGGGTCACGAATCCTGTTCGGCGCCCGTGAATCTGGCTTCGGTCGCGGATTCTCCGACGTGGACATTCTCGTGTTCGATGAGGCGCAGATCATGACCGAGGGCACCCTCGAAGACATGGCCGCAGCGCAGAACGTGGCCGAGAACCCGCTGACGTTCATGATGGGCACACCGCCGAGGCCCAAAGACCCCGGCGAAGTGTTCACCATGCACCGCCAAGAAGCACTCGACACGCTCACCGACGAGACCGCACGCGAGACCAACGAAACGGCGCTCATCGAAATGTCCGCCGATCGAGGGTGTAACCCAATGGATCGGGCGCAGTGGGCCAAGGCCAATGCCTCATTCCCGCATCGCACTTCCGAGCGCGCCATGTTGCGTCTGCGTAAGAAACTCAAGTCGTTGGAGTCCTGGTGCCGTGAGGCCCTGGGCATCTGGGATGAAGTCTCGGTACATCAGCCCGTGGTCACGCGCGAGGCGTGGGGCGAGCTGATCGACGTAGGCCCCGGCCACCGGATTGCCCCGGACGGTATCGGAGTCGATATGTCCCACGGGCTACAAATCTCGGTCAACGCCTGCTGGATCGAAGATGAATCGGCGCACATCGAAGAGATTTGGGCGGGAACCGATGTGGCAGCGGCGACCGCCTGGACCGCCAAGGCCGCGGGCCGACGAATCGAGGTCGTGATCGATGACCTCTCGCCAGCGGCGCAGATGATCCCCGGCCTAAAGGCCCTCGGGGTCAACGTCCGCCGATCCACCGCCCGAGACATGACCAAAGGCTGCGGACTGATAGCGAGCCGCATCAAGGCCCACACGCTCACCCATGGCGACCAAAAGTCCGTCACGTCAGCCATTCTCAACGCCATCCGCCGAAAGATTGGTGATGCCGGTGGCTGGGGCTGGGACCGGCGCGACTCAACGGTGGTGATCCACCCGATTGTCGCCGCCACCCTGGCGCTGCTGGCCGCGACAACCAAACGTAAACCCCCATCGGGCGATAGCTCGCGAGGACGAGAGGCGGTGGTGCTGTGAAGGTTTCAAAGATCACCCTTCCGGACTTCACGAACGATGAAAATGCCTTGCTGAATGGGCTTTTGCAGCAGCTAGCCGATTGCCAGCCGAACAACTATCTGCGCGCCTCCTACTACGACGGCAAGCGCGCCATCAAGAAGGTGGGCGAGGTAATCCCGCGCCAGTACTACAAACTGGGGCTAGTGCTCGGATGGTCCGGCAAGGCCGTGGACGTACTGGCGCGCCGCTGCAACCTCGACGGCTTTGTCTGGCCCGGCGGGGACCTTGACTCGCTGGGATACCAAGAGGTCTGGGACGACAACTTCTTCGGCGCAGAATCCAGCAGCGCCACAATCTCCTCACTGATCCATGGCCCCGCGTTCCTGATCAATACCGAGGGCGGCGACGATGAACCCAAGTCGCTGATCCACGTCAAGGACGCGCTTAACGCCACCGGCGAATGGAACTCGCGCACCCGGCGCCTGGACAACCTGCTGTCAATCATTGCGTGGGACGAGGATTCACGGCCCAGGGAACTCGCGCTCTACCTGCGAAACAGAACGGCAGTAGCCAGGAAAGACGGGCGGCGCTGGGAAGTTCAGTGGAGCCAACACACCCTCGGTGTGCCCGCCGAGGCCCTGGTCTACAAGCCACGGGTAGGGCGACCGTTCGGGTCCTCGCGCATCTCGCGCCCGGTGCGCTCGATTCACGACCGCGCGTTGCGCGTGCTGATCCGCACCGAAGGGCATGCGGACATTTTCAGCTATCCCGAGCTGTGGATGCTCGGCGCCGACACGTCCATATTCAAGAACCCGGACGGCTCCCTTAAGCCCTCCTGGAAGGTAATGCTCGGGCGTATCAAGGGAATCCCGGACGACGAGAAGGCGCTCGATCAAAAGAACGCCCGCGCCGACATCAAGCAGTTTCAGGCCGCGAGTCCACAGCCGCATATCGACCTCATGGAACAGTGCGCCAACGAGTTCGCGGGCGAAACTGACCTGCCCGTCTCGGCGCTCGGGGTGCAGGCCAAGACCAACACCACGACCGCTGACGGCTCCGACAACGCCGAAAAGCAGCTGATTGCCGAGGCCGAAGGCGCTACCGATGATTGGTCACCGGCATTTCGCCGAGCCATGATGCGCGCGTTGGCCATCAAGAACAACGAGAATCAGATTCCCGCCGCCTGGCGCTCGATCGACACCAAATGGCGTAACCCCGCCTACATTTCGCGTTCGGCGCAGGCCGATGCCGGGCTCAAACAGCTCTCAGCGATCCCGTGGCTTGCCGAGACCGAGGTCGGGTTGGAACTGCTGGGGCTTTCGAGACAGGACATCGACCGCGCCCTGGACGAGCGGGACCGCGCCCAGCGCGCCCGCCAGGTCACCTCACTGGTGGACAAGCTCACCGGCGCCCCGATCCCCGATCCGGCGCCGGGCACCGCCGAGCATGCCGCACAGCGGGCGATCGGCAATGGTTCACGCGGTCTCTGAGTTCCAAGGGCTACTCGCGGCCCTGGGCGCAGAGCAAGCCGCCCAGCTCGCGCGGCTGCTGGCGCGCACCGACCGGCTCGACCGGGGCGAGCTGCTGGCATTCATCACCGACGCCTACCCCGAGGCCATCGCACCGTTCCTGAGTGCCGCCGCCGCCCTGACAGCTCAGTGGTACGACGAACAGCCGACCACCTCGACCTACACCGCCGCCCCCGCAGAACTGGCCCCTGCCGCGCAGCTGGCCGTCTCCGGGCGCTGGGCGATGCTGCAAACCACCCCATTGGACGCCCTGACCGGAAGCGCTGCCCGCGCCCTGTTCAACGCCTCACGAGACACCGTGCTCACCAACGTGATGGCAGAGCCCGGCGCACGGTGGGCACGGCACGCCTCGGCCAACGCCTGCTCGTTTTGCCGGCTCATGGCCACCAGGGGCGCCGTCTACACCTCGGAAGCCTCGGCCACCAAAGTCACTGGGCGCGGCGCGAACCTGGAACCCTCGGACCGGCGCGCGATCGCGGCCGGGCAGATGAGCAGAGACGAAGCCCTGCAACGCCGCTCGGTGTACCGCTCGCAGCGTCTCGCGGCCAAAGCGGGCAAGAACGTCGGAGACAGCCGTATTGGCGCGCAGCGCGGCACCCGCGCCCTGGGCGAGAAGTACCACGACCGCTGCCACTGCATCGCGGTCATGGTGCGCCCCGGCAACACCTACCAGCCACCGGCCTACGTCGAGCAATGGGAACGCGACTACCTCGACGCGGTGGATGCCACCCGCGCGGCCGGGCAGACCAAAGGCAAGTACGGCGCCATCGACCTGACCGCCGTCATCCGCCACATGGATCAAGTCCAGCGATAACCCGGCGCCACGCGCCCCATAGACCCCCTTGGCCGAAACGGCCGAGGACAACCCGAAATGGGAGACAACCGCATGTCCGAAAACACCACCCTGCCCGTACACCCGATCACCGGACTACAGGCCATTGGATTCACCCGACGCGGCCCCGTGTGGCCGATCATGGGCGCCTCCGAGCCTGCCGGGGGAACCGAAACGGAACCCAAAAGCGAGCAGGACACCGACAAGCTGCCTGATGATCATCCGCTTGTAAAGACGCTGGCAGCCAACAAGATCGAAATCAAGGAACTCAAGGCCAAGGCTGCGCGCCTCGACGAAATCGAAGAGGCGCAAAAGACCCAGGCACAAAAGGATGCCGACCGCATCACTAAGGCCGAGGCCGAGGCCGCGACGGTCCCGTCTCGGGTGGCCAACGCGCTTAAAGAGCACCTGGTCGCCTTCCACAAGATCGATGCTGAAGACGCCGAGCTGTTTCTGACCGGCGACGACCCCGAGCTGCTGCTCAAGCAGGTGGCCCGTTTCCTTGAACAAACGGACAAGCAAAGCAAATCAAACCGTGTGCCTGGCGAGGGCACCAACGGCCGCGTCAAGCCCAGCACCATGCAGCAGTTCTTTGACGAGCTGACCGGCCGATCAAGCTGACAACAAAGGAGATTAAGCAATGACCGTACAGAGCACTGATCTACTTCTGCCGACTCAAATTGCCGATGGCATCGTGGAGAAGGCGAAGACAAGTTCTACGATCGCGGCGCTGTCCGCGCAGGAACCTCAGCGGTTCGGCAAGGTCGAAATCATCACGTTCGATGATGACCTGACGGCCGAGTTTGTGGAGGAGTCGGGGGCCAAGGGGTCCGATGAGGCTAAGCCCGACCACGTGACCGCCGCACCACACAAGGCGATCGTGCAGATGCGTACATCCGACGAATTCAAGTGGGCCGATGAGGATTACAAGCTAGATATCTTCAAGAAGTACCAGGAGAAGTGCGCCCGCGCTTTGGCTCGCGCTCTGGATCTGGGCCTGTACTATCGCATCAATCCGCGCACCGGAAATCCTGTCTCGACGTGGACCAACTACCTCGACACCACCACCAAGCGGGTGGAGATCACCGCGACCTCGGAGCCCGATCTGGATTTCGAGGCCGCTGCTGGTCTGGTCATAGGTGACGGCTACAGCGTCAATGGGGTCGCTTTCGATCCCAAGTACGCCTGGACGCTGTCTACTGCCCGTTACAAGGACGGCCGCAAGAAGTACCCCGAACTCGGTCTCGGCGAGGGTATTTCGTCGTTCGAAGGGGTGCCCGCGGCGGTGTCGTCCACGGTATCGGGCAAGGCCAAGGACGGTGATGCCACCGATAACAAGGTGCGCGCCATCCTCGGCAACTTCCGTAGCGGTATTCGGTGGGGTGTTCAGCGTGACTTCCCGTTCAAGATTCTCGAATACGGCGACCCGGACAACAAGGGCCGCGACCTGGCGGGTCACAACGAAATCCTGCTGCGCACGGAAATCGTCTACGGCTGGTACGTATTCGCTGACGAGTTCGCTGTGATTGAAGATGCGGTGACCCCGTAATGCCGAGGTTCCGCAACACGGTGGGCGGGTCCGTCGTCAACATTGACGACGGGCTCGCTACCCGCCTGGCTATCACCGAGAACCCGGCCTGGGAGCCCCTGGACGACCACGCCCACCCGGCTACGACGGAGGGGGCGGCGACACTTACGGGTGCCGAGATGGCCTCCTTGATCAACCTCGACCTGGTGGTGTCCTCGGAGACGTTTGCCGCCATCGTCCCCGAGAACACCGCCGCCGCGCCCGCCGAGCCCAAGGCGCCAGCCAAGGGCAAGTCTGCGCGCAAGCCCTCAACTACCGATCCCGAGGGGGCCAAGGATGCCTGCGGTACAGATCACGACCTCTGATCTGGCGCCGTTCGCCACCATCCCCGAGGTGAAAGCAACGGCGATGATTGCCGACGCGATGGCCATGGCCCTGCTGGTCGCGCCCTGCCTGGATGACCCGCAGCTGACCGGCAAGAAAGCCGCAGCGGCCAAGGCGATCATTCGGGGTGCGATCCTGCGCTGGCATGAGGCCGGGTCGGGGGCTCTGTCACAAAAGCAGCAGAGCGCCGGGCCGTTCGCTCAGTCTGAAACCTACGACACCCGCCAGATACGGCGGGCGATGTACTGGCCCAGCGAAATTGAACAGCTGCAATCGATTTGCCGTGCCGACGATGACGCCTCGGGCGGTGCCTGGGGGTACGACGTGCTCGGCGCGTGCGGGCCGTCGCACTCCCCGGTGTGCACGCTGAACATGGGCGGCACCTACTGCTCATGCGGGGCCAATCTGACCGGCCACGAGCCGCTATGGGAGGCCAGCAGCGATGACTAGCTTTCCGCTGCCCTTCAAATGCGAACAGCACGCGTACATCCCCGGGGCCGACAATAGCCACGGAAACCCCGATGTCCAGTGGGCCGAGCCGGTAGAGCGCGACTGTTTCTGGTGGGACCCGGATTCGACGGAAACACCGACGCCGCCGACCGCAGGAACGCGCGCCCTGGCCGACCGCTACCTGGCCGTGGACGCCGCCGTGGCGGTCGATCACCGCGACAAATTCACCGTCAACGGCCAAGAGTTCACCGTCACCGGACTGGCCCAGGATTTCAACCATGGACCGTTCGGATTCTCCCCGGATCGTCTGGTCATCGAACTGAAATGGGTGGGGTGATATGGCCGTGAAGTACACCGTCAGCTCGGCGACGATCCGCAAAATGATGACCTCAGCCGGGGTGAAAGCCGAAGTGCACGAGCGGGGATTGCGGCTGGCGGCCAACGCCAACGAGGTACCCTCGACCACCTCTCCGGCGCATGACGGCCTGTACTACGAAGCGGTTGAAGCATCCGATGCCAAACGCGCCCGTACCCGCGTGCAGACCACCGGCCCGCGCGCGGTCAACCATGAGGCCATCACCCAGGCCCTCCTGCGGGCGGTTTCCGATGCCCGTTGATCTGGTCGAGTTCCCCGACCTGACCGCCCTGGCTCGCGTCATCGCATTGCAAGAACTCGCCGCACGCGGGATCACGGGTATTGGCATCGGCTCGGCCGCGATCGGCGGCAAGCCACTGCCGCAGCGCTACATTCGGCTATACGCCCTGCCCGGCACCGAGCTATGCCGCCGCGTGCACAGCGTCATGATTGTCGGCCAGGTCTACGACACCAACGAGATCCGTAGTTTCGCTACGGCCTCCAAGCTCGGCGCGATCCTGCGCGCTGCCCCTGAAATCGAGCTCGCGGACGATAACCCGGTCACCGAGCCGTGCGAGCTGCACGGCCCCTACCCATCCACCGACCCTGACCTACCGACGTATGCGCGGTATCAGGTCAATGTGCGCTGGACGGTCCAGTCCAGCATCACCGCATAACACACCAGTCCCAAGGTAAACCCTGTGCCGCAGTCGCGGACGGGGCAATTTGTCGTGCCCACTCGGGCGCACCCCAAGGAGGAAAGATAGTGGCGCACACCAATGTTCGAAACACCGGCGTTTGGGTCCCCAAGCATGCCGGTGGCGTATTCCGGTACCCGCTGGGCACACCCCTGCCCACCGACCCGTGGAGCCCCCGGCCCGTCGTCCCCGGCTGGGACCCGCGCCTGGGCGGCTGCGACGACACCGGCGTTACCTGGAATATCAAGCGCGACAAGGACCCCAAGAAGGATTGGAACGGTGACAAGGTTCGCATCGTGCAGACCGGCAAGGACGACACCTGGAAACTGAAATACATCGAGCCCAAGAACCCGCGCGTGATGGAAGAGTATTTCGGCAAGGCCAACGTGACTGTCACCGAGGCCACCACACAGCACGGAACCCTGATCGCGGCGGTATCCAATTCCGATGTCTTGCCGCACTTCTCATACATCGTGGACGTGTTCGACGGCGCGGTGCGCAAGCGGCGCTGCATCCCCGATGCGCAGGTGAGCGAAAACGGTGACGAGCTGTGGCAGTCCAAAGACTGGACCGCCCTGGAGTTCACCTATGACCTGTTCCCGGATTTGGCGGGCAATACGTTCTACGACTACACCGAGTTGGACGACAAGCTGATCGAGGCCACCTACCTGGTGACGCTGGCTGGTACGCCGACCGCTGGCAGCTTCGATTTCGTGGTGGCCGGGCAGCCCGCCGAAATCGCCTACAACAGCACGGCGGCCGCGTTTCAAACGGCCGTGTCCGCGCTGCCGAACGTCAAGGCTGCAACGGTCACCGGCAGTGCTGGAGGCCCCTTCACGGTCAAGGTCACCACAGCCGGTGTGGCGCCGGTGTCTGTCGATGGCACGGACCTGACCGGCGGCACGGTGTCTGTCAGCACCGGGCCGTAGCTGCCCCCTCTGGACCCCACCGGCCGCCGTTTAACACCTTGGGCGGCGGCCGGTGGTCACAGGAAAAACCAAGGTGAGACAAGGTGATGTGACATGACAAAGAGCAAGAGACTCGGCCCGCTGGATGAGTCGGGGATGCACACCGTTATCGAGACCGACGAGGCAACCCCGGAGGCCACCGAGGCCACGGACGGCCCGGCCAATGATGCGCCGCACAAGCCGCTGCCGGGCGATGCGGAGTACGACTGGTCGGCGCACTACGGCGAAGATGTCGAGTTGTACCGGCACACCTTTCGCGACGGAACGGTGGTGGCGCTGCGCCCATTCGGGTCAGTCTTTTCCAAGACGATGCTGTGGAAACTCCGAAACGTCGAGTCTGAGGCCGAGGTGCAGTTCACGGCCATCATGCGCGGCGGATGCCCTGCTGTTGATGTCGTGCTGGACCGGGTAGCTGCCGCAGCGCTCGACGCCGATGACTACGAGTATGACCCGATCGATGACCTGTTCGGGTCGTGGATGAAAGCGGGCACCAGCACCACCGAAGACGCCGATGATGGTCTGTCACTGGGAAAATCCGGGAGCTAGCCGACATCGTCTTTGAACATATCGACGCCATCGAGCGCGATCTGTTCTCAGATAATCGGGTATTTGAAGACCTCGGCTGGCGCGGCTTGTGGGCCTATGTCACCGCCGCGCCACCGGGGACCGCGATCCACCACGCCCGATCCGAGGGCATGTCAATCGAGGCGCAGCTCGGCGCCGAACTGCTCAATGAGATTTCTGAACTGCATTGGCGTTACAACGCAGTGCATTTCGAAGGCGGATCAAAGATTGCGTTCCCAGAGCGCTTGTCGTTGCGCGAGTTGATCTATGGCCGTGAGCCGGTTGAAGAGATCGATTACGACGCGCACATAGCCAACACCGAAGTGGACCCCAGGGTCCGCGCGATGCTGCAAGGAGGTTGAGTCAGCCATGCCTGAGATAGAAACCCTCTGGATACCCCTTGCGGTCACGGGTAAGAACCTCAAACGCGACATGGAGCGCGAGGTCACCGGTGTCGGAACGCACGGCGGTAACAAGATCGCCAAAGAGATGGAGGACGCCACCGGCAAAGGCGCTAAACGTGCTGCGGCGCAGATCGACCGGAGCCTGGGCCGCAGCCTGGGCGAGAGGACCGGCGCGGCGCTGGGTACCGCGCTCGGTGTGGGGCTGCGTCCGGTGGTCGGGACCGTGCAGCGCCTCGGCGGCGAGGCTGGCCGACAGTGGGTGCAGAAGTTCTCCCAGCAGCTCGCCAATGCAAAGGTCAACGCCCCCAAGGTCAACGCACCGATCAACGTCGATCTACCGGGCAGCACCAGCGGCGGGGGCAGTGGGCTCGCGGCGGCGGGCATGCTGGGGGCCATCACCCGCGTCGCTGGCCCGGCCGCGATCGCGCTCGGGGTCACCGGCTTGGCGTACAAGACACTCTCGGCCGGGTTCGACCGCGCGAAAAGCCTTGACGCCACCCGGTTTAAGTTGCAGGCGCTGGGCAATGACGCGGCGGCGGTCACCGCGATCATGAACGCCGCGCAGGGCTCGGTGAAGGGCACCGCGTTCTCGCTGGACGCGGCGGCCTCCACGGCGGCCACGGCCGTGGCGGCGGGGGTTAAGCCCGGCGAGGACCTGGCCAAGTATCTGGGCACGGTGGCCGACGCGGCGGCGATCGCGGGCGCTGATCTGGGCGATATGGGCCACATCTTCAACAAGGTGCAGACCTCGGGCAAGGCGATGACTGATGACCTGAACATGTTGGGCGATCGGGGATTGCCGATCTTCGCGTGGCTGCAAAAGGAATACAAGGTCACCGGCGCCGAGCTGTCCAAGATGGTGGAGAAGGGGCAAGTCGACGCCGCCACATTCCAGAAGGTCATCGCCGAGAACGTCGGCGGTGCGGCCAAGAAGATGGGCGGAACATTCGAGGGCTCGGTCAAGAACATGGGCGCCGCGCTCGGGCGCCTCGGGGAGGCGTTCATTTCCCCGTTCCTGGGCAGCGGCACCGATGCCCTCGGCCAAATCACAGTCGGCATTGACAAGGTGGCCGGGTTCATCAAGGAGCACCAGCCTGAAATCATCCGGTTCGCCGCCGCTGTCGGGACCGGGTTCACCTCCATGGCGGGCTCTATCGCGCGCGGTCTGGGCAACGGGCTGCGGTTCATCGCCCGCTTCGTGGACGGCATCAAAACCGCATCCAGCGGTATCGGCGGGTTCTTCTCAGCCTTGGGCCTGACCGGCATCGGGGATGCGTTGCAGCGCTGGGGCTCTGATCGCAGCGTCAACGACTGGCTGCGTGATGCGGCCAAGTCCGTGGATGACTTCGGGAACCGGGCGACCGCCGCCTCGGACCGGATCGCCAAGTGGGGTGAGGACACCGCCGAAACCACCAAGATCGTCAATGCTCTTGGGGCTGCGGTGCAGGAGGTTCCCGACACCCACGAAATCGTCCTGACGGACAACTCGCCCGAGCAGATCGCCAAGCTGAACGCCATCGGTTACACCGTCAAGACGATGCCTGACGGCAAGAACCTGGTTATCCGGGTCGATGACAGTGACGCCGCTGAACGCATGCGGGCGCTGCGCGCTGAACTTGAGGATTTGGTCAGCCACCCCAAGACGGTCAAGGTCACCACCGAGTTCGCGCAGAACGCGGCCAGCGCCCAGCCGGTCATCCCGACCACCTCGGCCCCGTCTGGGCCGTTCCCGTTCGCCACCAACCTGCTGCCACGCATGTTCGGGGCCATCGCCATGGCCTCTGGTGGGCTGCGGTTCATCAACAAACCGGCCTACGCCGACATCTACGCCGGGCGCGGGGCGGGCACGATTTTCGCCGAGCAAGAAACTGGCGGTGAGGCATACATTCCGCTGGCGCCGTCCAAGCGCTCCCGCAGCACCGCGATCCTGCGCGAGGTGATGCGGATATTCGGCATCAACAGCTTCGCAGGCGGCGGCATCAGCGTCGATGAACTCAAGGCCATGGCCAGCGGTATCGAGGGGCAAAGCTACGGCTGGGGTGCCCCGGCCGGGCCGAACTCGGATTGCTCGGGTACCCAATCGTGGCTGGCCAACATGATCAGCGGCGGCACCGGACGCTTCGCCACCGCCTCACAAGGCAGCGCGTTGGCAGCGCGCGGGTTTCAAATGGGTGACCCGCCACCGGGTATCGCCGCGTACTGGATCGGCTGGAAAAACGGCGGGCCGGGCGGCGGGCACACTGCGGGCACCATCGTTGACCCCGAGGGCGGCAACGTCAACGTCGAGATGGGTGGCAAGCGCGGTAACGGCCAGTTCGGTGGCGGCGCGGCCGGTGCGCGTGACTTCCCGAGCCGGGCGTGGATCGCGCTGGCCGCAGGCGATAACGGGCAAACCACCGGGGGCGGCGGCGCCTCCCCGTCACAGGTGATGTCCGCGCAGTCCTCGGTGCGGCGCACCAAGGCCGCCACAGCCGCAGCGCAGAAAGACCTCGATGACGCGAACGCCGAACTGAACTCGGCTCCCGATGACAAGAAACGCGCTGCCGCTGAGAAGAAACGCGACAACGCCCAACGGCGCCTGGATTCGGCCAAAGACCGCCAGGCCGTCGCTGAACAGCGCCTCTCTGAGGTCTTAGACAAGAAAGCCAAGGGCACCAACAAGGAGGTGGGCGATGCGGGTAGCGGCATGGGCCAAGGGCTCGGTGCGGGCATCATCTCCGGCCTATTCCAAGGACTCGGTATCGATGGCTCGGTTTTCTCCAACCCGATGGACTGGCCCAACGTCAAGTCCGGGATGGCGGCGCTGAACTGGGGTCTGAACTTCGCCCAAAAATGGGCCGGCGCAGCCCAAGACGGCGGTAGCGGCCAAATCCCCGGCGCGGGTACCGAATTGAACTTCGGCGGCGAGGTCGCAGACGGCATGCTCGGCGGCCTGGGCCTGACCGCACCCAAGGAGCCCGCCCCGGCACCCGCACCCGCCCCGAGCGGCGGCGGCGATACCTACAACCTGTCCGGTGTTTCACCAAGGGAGATCATGCCCAAACTCGAAGCGCGATCATTCGCGGCCAACCAGCGCCACCTGGGAACCAGGCGGCCATCATGAGCGCAAGCAAATGGCTCAAGTACGACCCGATCCTGGATCGCGCTGCGGCGCCGTCGTTTCAGACGTGGACCGCCGCCGACATGGGTCCGTACCACAAGCAGCTGCAATCGGATCAAACCAAACGGGTCTATGTGTCCCCGGACGGGCAGCGCATCTACAACCTGGCGGGAGCATTCAAAGGCAACCGGGGCGTGGTGCAGGCACCGGGCATGAAGGGTGCCACCGGCGTCGCATTCGATCAGCTGTACTCATCGGGGCCGTGGATGCTCGGCGAAGAGCCTGAGCGCACCGACTACCGCAAGCGGGTCTTGAACCTTGCGCTGCATTTCGCTCCGCACATCAACGCCGTGTCGAAACTGCGCTACCCGGACACCGGTATAGCGCTAGAACAGATTCAGGCCCAATGGTGGCGGGACTGGCCCGAAGACGTTGATCTGCCCATGGGTTTCATGGGCGAGTTCACCCGCTACGACGGCTGGCACTGGATACGGGTCCGCAACGGTGAACCCAATTTCGATACCGTCGAGATTGACCCGCGCGCGTACGGAAACTATTACGCCACAGCGTCTATGACGATTCACTGCCCGTTCCCGTTCTACTCCAAGCGGGCATTGACCCGCGAGTGGCGCAATGACGCGGCCAACGCCGTGATCAACGGGCGCAACCACGGCATCCTGCGGCTACCCAACAAAGGCGACTACGAGCAATGGCCCAAGTTCATTGTCGAGGGTGCCGGGAAGGTGTCGATTCAGGACGGATTGACCGACCGCATGGTGGACATCGAAATCTTCCCCTCGGACGGCATGGTCCTGGTGGACACCGACCCGTCGGCGCGAACCCTTACCTCCGAACATGATCCGATCGACAACGCGCTGTGGAAACTGATCCGCAACAGCGACATCCTTGACTTCATCCTCGGGGACATCACCAACGCCCGTGCCGGTGTCCCGATCGGGCGCCGCGTGCCGGGCGGGGTTGGGTTCATGTCCCCGATTCCCTCGGAAACGATGGCCAATATCAAAGTGACACATACTAATCCGGCAGGCATCATCACTATGGTCATGTCGCAGTGGTACCGGCGCGGGGTCGACTGATGTGGACCCCTGGCGGTCGCCGTGTCATCACCGCGCCCTCCGATCCGATCACCAAGTACCGGCTATTGGACGGTCGGCGCGAGATATGGCGTCGCGCAGCCAAACAGCCGCCCTTGTTGCGGGTCCTGGATAAGCAGCTCAAGTATCTGGGCACGCTGCGCGGGCAGGTCCGTGAAGGCGATTGGGAACGGCTCTGTGATGACACCGGTGTCGGCAAGATCCGGGTACGCCGCGATGACTGGCTGGCCGACCTCATGGCCCGTGGCACCCGCTACACCGAGGACCTGCACCTGGCGATCGACCTCAACCCCAACATCCGGTCCTGGAGGACCCGTCTCGGGTACCGGATTCAATCGGTGATCGCGGTCAAAGATGAGGACGGCACCCATTGGGTTGACCTGGAACTGATTTCGCTGCGCGAGCACGCCAAGCACATCGCCCTCATTCCGACACCCATCTCAGCCCCAGAGTTTCAGCCCCTCAAGGCGTGGGTGTGGTTGCAGAACTTCCGCTCGGGCATGGCGTTCACCACGTTCTTGAACCTGCTGCGCACGTTCTGGCCGTTCCTGGCGCTGCCGACCTCATGGGCCGACCCGGTGCACTGGCTGACCACCCGCGCCGGGAACCTCTCACCGCTGCACTGGCCGATCCAAGTCCAATTCGTCAACCCGGTCTTGGATACCTCGCGCATTGTGCCGATCGCCGCGAAAGCGCAAATGCTGCACGATATTCACGCCCCGCTCGGCGAAGACACCGGCGTGGTCTTGATGGACTATCTATGGCTAGAAGAGGACGACACCAGCCCGCACCCCGAACTCGCCGCACTCGTGGGCGAGAAACTGGCCCGGCCCACCCGCAACTGTGTGGTGCTCGCCTTTGAGCAGAAGGACGGGATTGTCGGCCCCACCGGAACGGCATTCGACGGCGCTCTGAACGCTATCGGCGCCATCCTGGATGACACCATCACCGAGGTCATCTTGCCCCTCGACCAGGATGGCGACGGCCTGACCGATCCGTTCTTTCGGCGCCTGCTCGGGGTGGCACCCGAGAAACCCTCGCTGGTGTGGAGGGACTGCAAGCACTCGGGCATCATCACCAGCGCGCACCGGATGCAGCGTGGCACTGCCCGCACTGTTTGGACCGGCGGGCACAGCCCCACAATCCTTAACCAGGCCATCACTTTTGGTGTGCGCTATGCGTTAGCGCAATTGGAACAGGTGATCCCGTATCCGGGCTCGGCGTATCAGCAGCCGGGCAGCTCGGGGCTGGACAACATCTACCAGGAGCAGCTGTCGGACCTGTTTTTCGCCTGGCAAAAGTGGACGAATCCTAAAGTGGCGCTGTGGCTTAACGACTACGCCCTGATCGATCACGTCGAGCCGGGCAACGGTATTGCCTGGGTGGTCTCCAGTGCGTTGACGATCCGCCAGGGCATGAGTAAGACCATGCCCAAGGTGGCGTTCACCATGACGACCCGCGACGGGCACCCCCACGTGTACGGGTTCGACTACCTGGTGGGCGATCGCGGCATGTGGGAAGTCGATTCCATCTACTACGTCAACAACATTCGCGGCATGAAATGGTCCGTGACCGACAAGACCCCGATGGCACATAGCCTCACCATCGGCAAGGCCCGCGACCATGACCCGTTCGAGGCGGGCATGAAAGCCGTCGCGGACGGCTGGAACGCCATCGGCTCACTCATCGGCGGCGCCGCGATCGCGGCCTAGCCACCACATCCAACACCCACCCCCCCGGCGCCAGCTGCGGGGCTATTCGCCATACCCGAAGGAGGCACCCATGCACGCAGCACAAGGAAATCCCGCCTCGGTGGTCATCGACCACGAGCGCGGCGTCATCGAGATAGACGGCCAGCAGGTGCCGTACTACGTGTCCGAGGGCGGGCCGACCACTGAGCCAATCGACGCCCGCTCGGGCGAGACGCTGGTGACGTTCCAATGCTTCGTGGTCGCACAGAACGTGCAGATCATCGGCAAGCCCCGCCAAGGCGGCGCCGACGCATGAGCAAGCAGAAGTCGCAAGACCCCAAGGCCCGCGAACTGCTCGACGCCGCCGCCCGCATCACCGACGCGCTGGCGTTCGCGCGCGGCCCACGCGGTGAGGTGCTGTACCTGACCGACGACCAGCGCGTGTGCATCGCATTCCACCTGGCCCGCGCCGGAACCGATGTGCACCCAGACAAGGCCATCATCAAGCGCCGCGCCCTGCCCGATCGCCCGGGACAGCTCACAGGAGTTATCGACTGGGTGCCCCTCGATTGGGAAGAGGACCCCGAGGCCCCCGAACCCATCTCAGCGGTCGGGCCGGTCCCGGTGCCGCCCGAGCTGCCCGATTTCGACGCCATGACGCCATGGCACACCAACACACGTATTGAAGGAGATTGGACGTGACCACACCGCTGCCCGGCGCCCCCATACACCTCATGGACTGGCTCAACACCATGCACGTGTTCGGTGTCGTCTCCGACGGCGAGGTGCCCGGCCTGCGCGCCTGCACATTCGAGGGCGTCAACGACGACATCGTGGCCACCGTCCCCGTCCTCAAAGGTGACAAGGGCGAAGACGGCTTGCCGTCGCCGGTCGTGGATCTGCACATCGATCCCACCATCACCACCCCCACGCAGCTACCCACCGATCTTGGCCTGGCTGATAAGGGGAAAACGTGGTGGATAGGGGATCTGCTCTATGTGTGGATGGGTACCGAATACATCACGCGCCCAGCCGGATACGCCGGACGGCCCGGCCCCACGCCCAAGATGTCGTTCAGTATCGAACTGATCGCGCCAGGGGAAACCAGCGTCGTGATCCCCTCGGGCACCGACCAGAACCCGCACCTGCATTTCAAGATCGCCGCCCCGCGCGGTATCCCTGGACCCGCCGCCGCGATCCGGGACGCGCTGGACTACAACAACATCCTGCCGCCCACAGACGGGCAGGTCCCGACCTGGGACAGCCAGCAAGGCAAGTGGAAGCCCGAGAGTTTCGTCGGCAAGCGCAGCGGCGCATTCTCCATACCCGAGGCGGCGTTCACCAACGTCACCAACATCATCAACGGGCGCATCACGATCCTGTCATATCAGCTGCCGGTGCAAGACTTTCCGGTCAAGGTCGCTGCGTCAGGTCATTTCAAAGCGTTCGGTATCGACCTGAATATCCTGGACCCCTTCAAAATTGGTGCCGAGGTACGTCTCGGTGACCCCATGAATGGGCAGATCATCGGGCGCGGCAAGGGCACCGTGGCCCAGGAAACCACCGTGATACCGCACTATTCCACCCCCGGTGAGCCCACGGTGGCCATGACGATGGACAACGAGATAGCCCTGATCAACGCCGGGCAGCAGGCCACCTTGACCGCGAACCTGGTCAACGACGGCCTGATCGGCATGTACGCGTTCAACCGCCAAGACGCCCAACTGTTCGTGCAGTGGTGGGAAGTCTGATGGCCTACACACGCGAGCTGAAAACGGTGGTGCCCGTGCTGGCGGCCGAGCACACACCGGCCGATGACGAGACGCTGGTGTGGCTGGTGCGCGAGAGTTTCGAACGTGAAGCCGCTAGTGAGCATCTGACGCTCACGGAGTGGTGCGACTGCGGAGACCTGGACCCCGCCGAGGTGTCACCGCAGACCGAACGCGAGGTGCTGAAACGCCCGGCCACCGATTACCGCTGGCGCATGTTCACCGGCACCGCAACGAGGTTGGTCAATGCCAGCATCGATTGACCTAGGGTCGTACCCGGCGATCACCCACCATCCGGCCCAGCGCCTTGACCCCACGCTGCCCCGGCTGCCGCAGTTCGACCCGCAGCAAGTCTTTGAACAGTGGGCGCAACTGCTCAAGCAGATGACCGGGATCGACCTATCCAGCCCAGAAGCGTTGTTTACCAGCATCATTGGAAAACTTCAGGAAATTCTCGGGCCGATCTTCGGGGGTATCAATCTCACGGGCGGGCTCACCCCGGAACAAATCTGGGCCGCAACGATCGCGAACCCGATCAAGTCGTTGACCGGCGTTGATCTGTCCTCGCCTGCGGCGCTGGTGGCCTCCATCATTCATCTGATCACGGGCGGGAGCAAGTTCCCTGGCGTGCTGGCTATCTCGCGTATCGCCAACGTGATTCAGGACTTGCTCGATGGCGCCGGGGACTTTCTGACCGCCGACAGCGTGACCAATAACCCGTACTGGGACTGGGATTCAGTGATGCCCGGTTTCGTCTCGGGCGGGTCGATCCGGGCGACCGCGAACGGCACGCAACAGGTGATGCGCTCGGAGCCTTTCGAGGTCTTCGGCGGCCAAACGCTGGAGCTGCGGTCAGCGGCGCAATGGACCGGGGCCGCCGCCACTGCGGGATCGAACCCGGTCAAGGTCGGGTTCACCCCGTTCGACGCGGCGGGCAATCCGCTGGCCGACGTCATTCGCGGCACGCTGCAACCCTCCGGTGATCATGGCTGGCAATGGGTTCCGGTTCAAGATAAATGGCCGGTACCTGCTGGCGTCAAGTACGTCTCGCAGCTGCTCATGCTCGATAGCGGCGCGACTGCGGGCACGTTCTGGTTCTCCAATGCCTCGGCGTGGGCGTCGAACCTACTCGATATCGAGCTGGTCAAGGATCTGCGCGGGATGGTCGATGCCATCGGCGGAACGGTCAACTCCGAGGCAGCCGACATTGCCGCACGCCTACAAGCGATTACCGCTGACGGCAAGATCACCGCGACCGAGATTGTCGGCCTGATTCAGCAGGCCCAAGTCTCGGGTCTGGTGATCATCCAAACGGTTCTCAATCAGATCCGCGACGTTGTCAACGGCAACGTGGTCACGCCCATCAACAATATCGTGGCCGACTTCATCGCCTGGTTTGGCTTGAATCAGAACAAGACTCAGAAGCTCACCAGCGGTGGCTACTTGAGCACATCCGATGTAGTCGGCAATTTCGATATGAGCCGGGTCGATGATCTTGTCGATAACCTCGGCAACATCCTGTCCGGGGTCAAGGACGGCGCCGACGGCGTGGGCACTGGCACCACGGGCGCCATTGGGGATCGCATCAATCAGGCCAAGGACTCGCTACTGGCGCTGCTGGGCCTGTCGCAAGACGCGCTCAAGAGCGCTATCGCC